ACAATGGGGCAGCAATATTAGGCATCAGATAATATCTGCCATGATTTTGACAATAACTGCTCTCGCTTTTTCGGCAAACTTAAATCTAAATGTTTCATTTTGAAATACTCGACCATTGCGCCGCCACACTACTCGCTGATCGTAATTACCGATCTTGCCGACTGATCTCACGCGTTCACCGCTCCAAGTCTTGCCATTCTTTGACCTATCCATCCGCATTTTCGGGTCAACAGCGTTGACGTTACCAACACCGGCATCCATCTTTACCTCAATCATTGGGACTGAAAACGGCAAGCCTTGATTAGTGAATGGTCTACCTGCTATTTCACGCTCAATAATTTCGTCATATTCCGAATATATATCAAGATTGCACTGACCGATACGCCCATCTATTGAATCTCCTACGAGGATTAAACCATAAGCCTGAGTCATTGAATTGCAGCGCCACGCCGTTGTTGTGGTTGCCCCATCGATAGTGATGTCCGACTTGCGTTCGTGCCACTTCATGACCGATGTGTCTAATACGATTGTCGTGTTAGTCAGCGACCAACAGACGAAATAAGCGCCCTCTTGAGAGTATGCGTATGCAAAGCTATCACTTAGTGCGCCTGCCGCTAATTCATCCTCTAACAGAGCGTCAATAGCCTCAGTGCTAACCTTCTGTGTGCTATTGCCAGCCAGCGCCCACACTGCCGGGCCTTCATCACGGCCATTGCCGATAAACATAAAGGTCTCTTGGCTTGGAACTATGGAATTAGCCGCGGCAAGACCTTTGGATAGGATAAATCCTTGTTGACGCTGGAAAGGAAACGACACGCCGCCAATGTTGGCGAACGCCTCACCCGTTTCGGTGCCAAATACAAAAAGAGTGCTCTTGTGTCGAAAAGGGGCGACAGTCCCGTCAGGGTTATATTCAGCAGATCCGAAATCAAGCGCGTTATAAGCAAGCCCGTTGTTCAGCGCCGAGACAATAAACTTCTTTGTGTCGGTGGTCAGGACAAAATAACCATCCATGAATAGAACAGATGTTGGATTGCCATTGGCATCAAAATCATCATCAGTGATGCTAGATAGGCTGTCAGGGGCGGTCGTGAAGATGTAGCCGGTTGAACCCGGCACTAAAATCAACATTTGCGTCCCGTTATCCGCTATTGATACGCGGCTAGTCCCTGCAATGGTGCCAAGGGATGCCGACAAGGTTAAATCTTCGTTGAGCCGATAAAGCGCACCCCCATTTACAAAGTACGCCTTACCTTGAAACGTCCAAGCGCCCCTTGATATCTGATTAAGTGTGCCCGATGTCGCTAACTGGCTGATGCCTGGCGTACCGATTAGCGATTGGCTGATGACATCGCCGTTACTGTTGCGGTTTAGCGTTGGATAAAAGTTAGTGCATGACTGCGCCGACAAAGGCAAAGCCCTCGTCTTGTAAAATCCATCGTAAATAGCCGCATCAATGATCAAGGCGTAATCTCTCCCGTTGACGGTGGATAAAATTCATAATCAAGGAAATGATTTGTGTTGCCAGAACCACGAGGCAATGTGCTTGGGAATTTAGCGCGCCCGATAGTCACAGCCTTGCGTAACATATTGGCTTTTGACTCTCTCGCGCTCTCTGCAAATGCGGCGCTTAATACAACGCCGTAATCACTTGCTGACCGCAGGGCGAGACCAAAGACCATTGCTTCCTCTGCATAAGCAGGAACCGTTAAATCATCGCTACCACTTGTTACCACGGTGTACGAGAGTACGGTGATATCCCAAGAAGCCATCATCCGGTTTAGGTCTGCAATGCCGTCCTGTAGCTCGTCAGCTTCAAGTGGCGAGTCAGCCGACCGCACAAGGATCTTACCTAATGCGGCGGTTACTAGCTCTGTGGCGGTCGTCATTTACTTTGCCTTGGCTTTTTCAGGCGCAGGGTTATCTATTTTTGCCTGAGCCTCAGCCGCTTCTTTTTCGGCTTTCTCAATGGCATCAGCTTTGGCTTTTTGCTGTTCAAGAGAGCCAACAGACCAGCCGTATTTTGCCAACTCAATCAAGCCATCAGGGTTATCATTGCAGGCCATCTCAACATCGCCTCTGCAAACAGTAATTATGTTATCCATTAAATTTATTCCTTAATTAAATTAAAGGTTAAAACAAGGGGCCATTACTGACCCCCGTTTACTTAGGCAGTACCGAATCCCTTACCCGCAAAGTACGGATTCAGGCTGGCATACGCGGGGCGCAAGTCAAATCGAACGATCTGCTTGTTTTCGCGGATTGATGCGCCTTTAGAGCAGCGTAGTTGTAGACCATCCTTGCTGGTGCCGATAGTGTCAGTTGAGAATAATTTCTCGATAGGAACCGAACCAATACCAAAAGCATTCTTGTGATAAAACAAGTTGCCCTGAGTCGTTGCGTTTGCAGGGTAAGTCAGTGTTACCACGTCACCACTTGTTAAAGCACTTGCTACCGAGTTGTACGCGCCGCCTGACTCGAATACAGCAGGACCAGCAACAACAAGGTTGCCCGCACCGGAGCCGTCCAGCGTGACATCAGCAGTCACTACGCCGGTCCACAAGATACCCGCGCCAGCAGCATTCAAGGCAGCTTGACGAGTTGACAGGTTCAAGCGATTGCGACCCGTAACGGTGATGATCTCACCAGCTTTGACAACGGTGTTAGCCGCCAAAGCCGTTACCGCAAGCGTCTGGACCATTGTGTCTTTAACAGACAAGTAGGTCGCAGTCGGTGTTGCGCTCAAGGTGCCAGCCCGGTCAGTGAAGTTGCCAACAGTCACAGCGTTCAATGCAGTCGAAGTCATAACCTTCATACCGGCAAAGTTGTTTGCGATTGTCGCATCACGGAAAGCTTGAGACACGAGAGGGTCAACAGCACCGATGGAACGCTGGATTTCAGCAAGAGCTACCTGCATGAAAGGATTACCAACGTAGTACAAAGGCCCATCAGGAACGCCAACACTGTGCATCAAAGCACCGGCGTTAGCGATTTCACCCCAAGCATTCACAGCCTGACCAGGTGTACCAGATGACAGAGACGAATACTTTGCAGCAAATGCGCAGAAATCGACTTCCATATCAGTCACGAGCCGTGAAGCTGCGGAGTCATAAAACTCACGCTCTGCATCACCGCCCATGTTGATGGCTTGGTCTGCCTCTGAAAACGCCAATTCTACAGTGATGTAGTCTTGGATGGTTGCCGTTGCCTTGCCTGTGATGATGTCTGATGCTGATCCACCTGAGATATCACCATTGGCGGTGCGTGAGCTTACATAGTCAGTAGGACGAGGGAAGTCAACATTTGCACCGGTGCCTTGGCCGAAAGCGCCGGACAATAGTGCAGTGTTGACGGTTTTTGATACTGTTCTTTTTGACTCAAAGGATTCCATGACCCCTTTCATCAGCTTGCGGGTGAATAAATTGATTGAATTTGCCATTACAATAAAACTCCGTAAAAGTCTTTAAATAGATTTACTCGTAAGTCGCACCGGCACTAAAGACCGCCTTTGACTCCGATTGCCTGCCACCTCCTGATGGCGTATGGCCAACCGGCTCGGGTAAATCCGCGCGTGGTTTAGGCTTAATCTTTAATCTCTCAGAAATACGGCTAATCTCCATCATGGCGTCATATTGATCCATGCCGTTTAGCCTGCGCGCTAAATCCGCGTTCTTTGCGACATGGTACTCAACAGCTTCGCCGTTAGGGGATCTAAGGATGGCTTGAGCAGCTGCCGCACCACCTGTGGTCTGATTGTTCAACTGCATAGACTGCAACGCCTCTGGCAGATCGGGACGCACTTTTAATAGCGCCTCTCTCCGTTGCTGGTGCTGTGCAAACAACTGATTAGACTGCCGGTTATCATAGGCCTGTCTCTGCGCCTGCTGATTGCTAACATTCTCGTCATATACTGCTTGCCTTGCTACATAGCGCGTCTGCGCTTCTGTAAACTGGTCGTAGTCGTCGAACTGGTCAAGCTGTGGAGGATTGCTGTTATCAAATGCAGGGATTTCCGCATTTTGCATTGCATCAAGCCGCGCCTCTAAAGCCGCTGCTCTATCCTCTGCTGCCTTTGCCCTAGTCGTAATCTCTGAA